CTACCTTTAGTAGCGCCATCCGCAGTTTCGTATCCGATTGAATAGCTAGACCCATTTTGATACCCAGTATCTCCGTGAGCCACCATTGAAATAGCACCCATTTGATTATCGGAATTGAGGTTGAATGTGTATCTTTTAACATCACGCCCTTGGAAACTCACTCTCGTCCCTTGATAGTGGTCGATACGGAAGTCATAACCACTCGTGTCTGTCCGTCTACCGAAATTTAGCGTGTTTCGTGTGTCGCTCCTCAAGTCAAATGAAATCTCGTCGGAAATGTTTTCACGATTTAAAACGCTGATACCGTTACGATTATTATCAGCAAATTCAAGATATACTCCAGCTCTAACAGAACTACCAAAGGAGATAGCACCAGCGTGGTAAAGCGTCCAATCACCATTGTTAGCCGTTGAACGTAAGCCGTCTGTGTCAATGCGAATTGAGTTGTTTACCCCATTCCAACTTGATTGAACGAATTCTGAATTATAACCCACAATCTTTTCAGCCATAACGCCGTCACCATCTAGTGCCGTTTCCCATACCCATTCGCCGTTTGGATCTTTCGAGTTAGCGATTAGCAACTTACCAGCACCCATATAAATGGCTTTAGTAGGGTTTTGGTCTATCGGTCTATCAAAACTGTAATAACCACTAGGAAGCCCATACTCATTCCCCATTCTCAAATCGTAGTTGTACCCATCTTCATTCCAATAACTATCAGTAATGGCATCACGCATCGCTGTGAGCCAATACGAACTCGCTTCATCAATTTGCTTTTGCATCGCCTTTTGAGCTTGCTTAGTGCTTTTGGCTTGGCTGATAATCAGCTCATCACCAAATTCGAAGTCTTTGATTTTGTTATTAAAGAAACTGCGCTTGATTTTAAAGATGCGAGTTTTATATCTGATATTCAAGTCATCACGAATGATTGTTACAACTTCGCCAAGTTCTGCGATGTCTGTTTCGTTTACCGTTGATTTAAATTGGACTTTCGGTCTAGCATTTTCAATTGCATAGTCATAAGTCGCTTGTAATAACTCCGCTTTATCCTCGATGTCGCTAAATTCTACAATGTCATAGCGTGGCGTACCGTCCTCGAAACCGTACAATTCAGTTAGTTCTGGTAGTTCCACAAATTCTTGGCCTAGTGGTTTATCGACTGGGTTTCCATTGACCTTACTCCAAACAATATCGGCAAAGGTTATCTTACGACCATAACCAGCTTGACCACTTGCATTGTTTTCTGCCGATGACACTTCTTCACCCTTACCACGACCATAGTAAGCGGTAGCGATGTTTGTTAAATCGGTTTCGGCCTCAACGGTTAGCAAGTCGCTGCCGTACTCATACCATTTACCGTAATCATCGGAAATTCTATCCGCAATATCAATGTATCGTCCAATGACTTTCCCTTGACTGAATACCATTCGAGGTTTAAATTCAACACCCCACTTTTCTAGGAAGTCCCAAAAAGCTGATAAGGTGTTGATGTAATACCAATTCGAATAGCCAGTCTTGTTTGTTGATACATTCCCAACTTGCCAGCCTGTACCATCTAGTAATGCGGTTAAAGCGTTAATTGCGGTGTAGTTATATGGACGTAAGTCTGTGATTATTTTCTTGCCCTTTAAGTCATCAAAAAGCTCGTATGTGCCATCTAGTGTGAATTTTCCCTCACGTTTATTCTTGGTGTCGATTTTATATCTCCAAAATACGCCGTTATCGTCCACGTCATGCAGTCCAAAATAATCTGCATCCTCTACACTATCAGTATACACTCCGCTCACTGTGTGCGTAACTAGACCGTTTAAGTTCTGCTCTTGTACGTTATCAATCAACGAGCCATCGGAAATAATGTCGATTAGCTCTTTTTTGTTATTAAAAAGGTATAAGTCTATTATTTCCACCGCCCTTGAAAGCTAATGCTTAAATCTGAATTAGTTGGCGTAACTTGAATAGTATCGCCATCGTGTAGCCAAAACTCATGAAAATCACTAGCGATATAATCTAAGTTGTTCATAATGTTTCGATTGTTCTGTGTGATTACCTTGTTGTCGATGTTAATCACAATGTTGTCGCCGATTTTATAATCGCCATTTAAAATGATATGCCGTCCAGTCGTGTTGTTATCCACTGTGATTTTGGTTGCATCAGATTTTAACTGGATGGTAATTTCTTTAGGATGCGTTTTGTATGGTGTGCCAACAAATACGCTCACAGGGTTTCCTGCTGCCGTAAATTCGTCATTATATTTGTACGGATCGTAACAGCGAATAATAAAAGAAGCTACAGAAACATTGCTTGCTTCTGTGACTTCTCCTAATTCAATCATTTGCCCATAATATGTAACGTCCATCTCATCTCGAAACTTTATAGGAACGTCCACGTCTGTATCTAGCAATGCCATAAGTTTTCGATATTTCAATTGGAATTTGTGGCTGTCGCTTTCTTTTAAAAGGTATCTGACTTCAATATCACGACTTGGCAATGACTTAGTAATTGGAATTACACCGTCTTTACCAGCAACATTCCCTGCATCCTCTGTTTCAAATGCGATATACTCACGACCCTTTACCGTAAGCGTTTGGTATCCGTCTATCTCGTCCTCAATCAACTTCCCATTGTATAGCATGGCTACCGAGGACAAGTCGCTTTGACTATACATTTCTTTGCTTAAATCTTTAAATTTATACATGCTTGCCCTCCTTTATAGGTAGCCTAATTCTAAGTTAGTACGTTTCGTTTGCTCGCTTGATATATCCTCAACGTATGCTCGATAAGTTTGACCGCCCATAGTTAAGTTGATATAAGCTGGTTGCGCACCACTTAAATTATCGTTGATAACGTGGTTTACTGTGCTATTCGCTTGCATGTTTGATTTAACACCATTCAAGTTTGCACTCATGTTATCGAAACCATTTTGCGCTTCAACCATTGCTGAATTAGCTAGATTGCCAGCGGTTTTTGAAACTTTGCCAATCCAACTTGCCAAACCATTGTTAAAACCTTCACCCGTAAAACCACCCGATGCTTCAGTTACACGAGATGGACTGTGGATTCTTAAAGCTTTGTTAATCGTACTTGACACTGCGTTTGCCATCGAACGTGCAGTCGCCATAATTGAGCCAACTTGACCTGCTAAACCATTTCTAAAACCTTGTCCCGCATAGCTACCAGCCGAACGCAATTGACCGCCTAATGATCTAAATACCGACACAATTTGATTACCTGTACTTCGTGCCACGCTAACCGCTTGATTCATACCACTTCTGATCGATGATACCAATTGATTCATTGAACTACGCATAGCGCTTGCCATTCGACTACCCGATTGTTGAACTGTTGACGTTACTTTATTCATACCACTTTGAGAAAGTGAAGCAATCTTGTTAAAACTTGATTGGAATGAAGTCGTCATCTTAGTCATTGTAGTAGTGGAAACTTGACTAATGCGATTCATGCCATTTTGAATAGTGTTCGTCATCGAATTGATAGCGCTTGATGCTACATTTGGAAGTCGATTTAATGAACTTTGAACACCACTGACTAGTTTGTTAATTGAACTTGTACCCACACTTTGAACTCGGTTAAATGAACTTGTAACATTGCTTGCAAAGCTGTTTACACTCGCTTGCATACCATTTAAAGCGTTTCTCAATGTCCCAAGACTTGTGGCTAGTTGTGTGATTTGAGCGCCTGAATTAGCTATATTTGCATCGCCAATCTTCGTTAAACCTGTTGCTACCGCTGCTAAAGTCGCACCTAAGTCTAGTAAATTCATATCTACTAGCATTTTGACGCCTTCTGCCATCAGTTTTACGCCTTCACCAGCTTCTCTTGCCGATTCACCAATGGATCTAATGACGTCAGCTACACCGCTTAGGATGCTGTTAACCATGTTACCGAACGATTCTAAAACACCGCCTGCTGATTCAAAAATTTGAGAAATTGTTTCACCGAATTGTTTAACCAATTCAGTTAATTGTTCTAAAATTGGTCGGATGTTCTCAATTAAAGTCGTAAAAGCAGTTGCCATTTCTTGTAATATTGGCGCTACTGCCTGTACCATAGCAGTTAATTCTGGAATGAACGGTGCAATTGCTTCAATGATTGATACGATTGCATTTGCAATGATTTCAACTATTTTAGTAAAGCCTTCAGTAATCACTGTTACGATTTCTACAATAGCTGGAATGATTGGTGTTAATGCTTGTACGATTGAAACGACTGCACTCGCTATTATTGATACGACTTGTACGAATACACCGCCAATAATCGCCACAATTGGCGTGATAGCGGTAATGATTTGACTAATCGCACCACCAATCGCTGTTGCCACTTGTGAGAACGATGTACCTAAAGCGGTAACTAAAGGTGTAAGCATCACTAATGAGCTTGCTAAGATAGGGAACACCCCAGCCACTGTTACGATTGCATTTGCTAAAGCGCCGATGATTGCCACCGCAAAGTTAGTGATTGCACCACCTAATGTGCTAATGATTAGTGATAGACCTTCTGCTTGTGTGCCAATCAAAGCTAATGAAGCACCAATGGATATTGCTACTAATGAAATAGCAGCACCTAAAGCTAGTATGTTAGCTGGACCCATTATAGCCATTGCGCTAGCAAACCCAGTTGCCATTGTAGAAAATGCTGTGGCAATTCCTTGTGCTGCTATTGATATTGATGTTGCCAGCCCAGTTAATACTGTGGAAATACCTGTCGCCATTGCAGTAATGACTGTTGATATACCAGTCGCCAAACTACCAATTACGGAACTAAGTCCAGTGAATACTTGGGATATAATTCCAGTTGATTGGCTTGTTGACTGTGTCAAATCACTAAGTGCTGTTTTTCCCTTGCTTGCAAACAAACCAAATGGATTAAATGCTTTCAAGAAATTGAAAACTTTGAAACCACCGACTAATCCAACTAATGCGCCAGCGAATATTTTGATAACGGTTGGATCTAAATTGCCAATGAATTCAGCAATACCACCAACAGTATCAGCTATCACACTAACCACTGTACCTAATACGCTACCTAATGTTTCACCACTAATACCGATTGAACGGAATACGTGCATAACCGCTTTTCGTACGTTTTCAAATGCCGAAACAATCGCCGTAAACGCACCCGAGTTTGCGAAACCGCTAATCACACTACCAATGTAACTAATGACTTCGCCTACGTTATTACCTATCTTTTCCATAGATACGCCAGCTTTTTCAAAGGCTGTGCTTATTCCGTTTGCTACATCAGAAAACGCTTGTTTAATAGATTCAAAGTTGTCATAGTCATAAATACTTAGAAAAAATATCTTTATTTGGTCTGCCATGTTCTTGAAAACGTCAACCGCTTGTTTTGCCACGTTTACAAGGTTATCAACGTTAATCGTATCAACTGCATCAGCAATTCCCGATACCGCTTCAATACCTGCCGTTTGAAAAACCTCAAAGGCTGGCATCAATTTGTTGGCTACACCTTCACGTAGCCCTTGCACCGCTTGACCAACAGTTTTAAATTCAGTCGCCATTTTACTAAAATCAGCATTCGTACCTACGGTGGCTACTGCATCAGCAAAGTCTTGTGAACTAATTTCACCGTCTTGAATAGCCAATACTAAATCGTCTAGGCTCATGCCCATTTCCTTAGCTACTGCTGACATACCTGCTGGTGATTGCTCTAGCATCAATCTAAAATCTTGCCACTGCATTTCTGGTTTGGTTAGTGCTTGCGTCATTTGTTGACTTAACGTTTTCATTGCTTGGGCTGGGTTTTCAGCAGCCGCTGCAATACCACCCATACCTTTTACCAACTGTTCGCTATTGTCATAACCAACTGATGCCATTTGCGCGTATGTGCTCGCCATGTCCGATGCTGAATAGATTGTCTGTGTCGCAAAGTCTTGTAGCGAGTTTTTAACACCATCAATTTCCTTTTCAGACTTACCAATCATCCGCATATTGCCATCAAACGTCTGCCAAGCCCTTGATGAATTGTTTAATTCACCCACCATGCTAGTTATACCAGTGGTTGCCATTGAAATACCACTAGTTACGGCTTGCGCACCCAAATTACCGAGCATAAAAGCACCCGATAATTTACCTAGACCGCCAATACCTTTGCTTGTTCCACCGACTAAACGTCCTAATGCACTTTGCGCCCTGCCTAGCGTGTTCGTAAAACCATTGTCAGTCGCCGATAGCATTGCTTGTACACTATATGATTCTGCCATGTTTTCCTCCTTTCTTTTATAAGTTTGCCTGTTTAATAAGTTCTAAAAACTCTGGATCAATACCCGATGTTAGTTTTTCTTTTTCGGCTGGTTTCTCACCTTTCGCAATTGCGATTTGTTTTTCATAGTCAAAGAAATCTTCAAACTTATTAAACACTTGTTTATATTTCGGTTTCTTTTCAGTACCAACATTTTCAGTCGCACCAACTTGGTGGTTAACCCACGCTGATAAGTGAATCTGATATTGTTTGTCTACTTGTTGCAAGTTGATTGCTTTCATCAATTTCATGTATTGGCGGATAGTCATTCTGTCTAATTGGTCTTGGTCGTATATCTTGCAATAACGCATCAAGTCCAACTCTATTCCGTCAATCATTTCATCAGTTGAAACTAGTTCGCTTGCTCTAGCCCCTTCTTGAATTGCTCCGCTGTCACTTCCACTTGTTTCTTGGTAATTGAACTCGTACTTAAAAGTTCTAAAAAACCTTCAAACAATGGCTCTAAATCGTCTAGTGATTCGATGTATTCCTCAATCTCGTTAACAGTCGCTTTCTCTTTACTTTTCAATTGACCGCATAAAATCAATTCAACTAAAGTTAATGGATTTCGTGTGGTTAAACCTACATAAGCGTTTTGAATACCTAAGCCAAACTTCATACCGCTTTGGTCGATTGTGTAATTTTCGTCTAATTTCTTGATGAATTTAAGACCAGCTACAATTTCTACATCTTTACCGTTAATTTCTAAGTTCATTTTCTATCTCCTATCTGATTTTAAGTAAATAAAAAAGGCGGGATATACCCGCCCC